GGGTCGGACGATACGATGGCGGATGGTGATTCCATTGGTCTGTGGTGGTTCGGCTAAAAGTTACTCAGGATCTGCGGTGATATGCTCCCACGCAGCAGGGATCGGAGTCTTCTCCGGTTCTGGGATGTGGACTTCGTTCAGCGCCCTGAAGACTTCTTGAACTGCTTGGTGCTTAAAGAGTTCCCTTGCTGCCACAATGTCGTGCTGCGCTGAAGAGACTTTTGACAGTGCATCTGCACTCGCAAGGAATACGAGTTCCGATATTTTCCCGTATGCGACCGAATGCCTGATTGTGTCCCATTCGGCTCGGAGGATTGCATTGGATTTGAAGTCTTGCTTGAGTTCTGCGATTCGCTTTTTGATGTCCATTCGTTATTGCATTGTTCGTGATTTCGAGAGGAGTTCTGCTGCCGTGGTTGCATCCTTCAAAGCCGCACCTTGCTGGGCTTTTTCGATTTCAATCCTTCGCTTAACGGCTGCATCCGCAAGCATGTTCTGGCGCTTGGCATTGCTGATGTCATTCATCCCCTTGATCTTCACTTGGAATTCAATGATCTTGCGCTGCATCTCGGAATTGATTTCCTCTGCTTTTTGGGCAGCTTCTGGATTCTGTCCTTCCTGCGGCTGAGCCTGCTGTTCTTGCGCGGCCCGTTTCTGTGCGGCTTCGATCTTCTTCGTGCCGTTCCAGATGATTTCCCCGGCTTGCTGTAGAGCCTGATTGTACTCAGCGACTTTCGACTCGACTGTCGGATCATTGGAGAGAATCGACAGGTGGTTGATGCAATGTTCGTGGATGATAAGCAGTGGCTGCACGGCTTCTTCAAGGCTGAGCGCCCCGGTTTCCACGTCGTTGAGGATCTGTGCAATGAACGGAATGTGCGTGTCCAGATGGACGACGTGCATATCGTTTGGCTCCACTGGAATTGGCGAGCCGGAGCGCATGACGAAGTTCTGCAACTCAGCAATCTTCTTGTCTACTGGCGGACGCTGATCCCCTGGCATCCGATCAATGTACCTGTTTGCTACCTCGTAGGATTTGAGAGCGCCAGCGACACGGTCCCGCATCCAGTTGTGCCGCCCCGCTTCATCAAAGCTGCCTGCGTATGGGGCGATGTCGTCCAGCATGGCGTTACGCTGAACCATGGAGCCGGAGCCAATTGCCCGCTCACAGGTGACTGCATCAAAGTCAATGACTTCAAGGATCTCGACTGGGAATCCACGACGAGCAAGTCGCCTGCGGAAATCGGCGGCTTCCTTGCCTCCAGGCGATGCGTCTGAATATCCAACCCGACAGAGGCGACGCACGGCTTCCTGCATCAGTCTTGCCCATGATGGGTAAAACAGATTGAGTTGTGTTGCGCCAACACGGGAGAGTGTTTCGAGTTCTGCCTGAACTTGGAAGCGGGTCTTTTCTTGACTGCCACCGAAAGCGGAGCCGCCTTGGAATTGCCCTGCCCGCTGGTTCATCGTCCGCTCCATATCCGCAAGAACGGGCGTGACGTTGTTCCCTAGATTCGGGGATGCCCGTTCGACGTACTCGGCAATGTCCTTTGCTGGAAGCATTGTGTATGGCCCGAGCGTGGTGTAGACGATCTTATCGTAGGATGTCTCGTTGAGTGGCTGGAGCATCACGCCGGACGACATAGCGGCGGCATCAACCAGCTTGGAGCGGAGACGGTTGGAGACCTGTACCTGTGGGTAGATTTTACGGAGAATGCCCGAGATGGAGTGGTAGCTTCCATTGGTCCCGATGCCGTAGCAGAAGAACGTGAACGCATTCCGCACTGCCGGATATTCATGGCGACGAACGTACATCCATGGATCTTGCTTCCCGTCTTCTTGAAGTGGGTTGTCGGAGACGAGGTACATGGAGACAGAACCGTCAAACTCTTGCACCCAAAGGTGAATCATTTCGACAGTCTGCGTGCGACCAGCAGCAGTTGCTCCGAGGTCGTTGTTCTTGAACTGCGCTTGAAGTCGTTCCCATTCTGTCTCCGACCATGCGGATGTTGAGCCAGATGGATGATCCGCACGCAGCATCGCCTGCTTCACCGCTTGAACATTCCAGCCCATCTTTTCAGCACGGGCTTCATCGCGAATCTTCTCGTAAAGTTCATGGAGTTCGTACCTGCGGCGGCATCCAGCGACGGTGATCCTCTCTTCGGAAGCAAGAGTCTGCCGTGGAATACAGAAGTCCGACAGCCCGGTTGTCTTCCAGCGCCAGTCGATGGAGTCCTCCCAGTAGCCGATGCCGACACCAAAGCAGAGCCAGTGATGGATCAGGTTCTGGTAGTTGAAATCAAACCCTTCCCAGCGGCGGAACGTCTTTGTGATTTCCTCTGCCAACGTCTGTTCGTACTCGCGCCTTTGTTCCTCATCCTCAAAATACTGAGCCAGCAATGGCGTGCGGACAAGGTTCTCCACCGAGTTCACCAAGTCGATCATCCCGCTCTTTGTGTACTCAACAATGTTCTCCGCATCACCCCAGTTGAGGTTTGTCATACTTCCCTGCCCAGTTGCAGTAAGTATAGCTTGATCGTGAGGTGGTTCACCATCCAGCATCGCCTGCTGTCGGACCCGTTGCGCGGCAGATGCTCTGTCTGCTTGAAGCATCGCACGGTAGAGTTCTCGTCCCGTCGATGCGTTTTTGATCCGCTCCTCTGGTGCCGGAGATTCGTCATCCGGGATGTTCTCTAGTAGTAGGTCGGCACGCGAAGAAGTCATTTCTGATTGTAGGCTTAATACGTATCTGAGTAAAGTCAAGCTATTGCAGCCCAGTCCCCTCCTCCATTTGATCTACTCACCACATCCAGCTTCCGCATTACATCATAGAAATCCTTTTTGGGCAACACCGCCAGCCCGCGTTCTTTGGAGCGCCAGTGGAATCTCTCACGGCAAACTTCAATGCAAAGCATAAGCGAGTCAGCTTTGTCGGGTGAGCGACCGATACGGAGCTTCATCTTCGGCTTCGGCTCAACCTCCATCCGTTCACCGTCTGCGCCCTTCACCATGTTGTAGCGGCGAGCCTTCATCTCGGTACAGAGATCAGGATCTTTGCGGAATCCGGCAAGCTGACCGCCACGGAAGTATTCAATTCCAACACCCCAGAGTTCAGAAACGCGATTCTTGTACTTTTTGTGCGATGGGGTTCTGTCGTTGGAGGAGACCGGGCGATCTGTAGCCTTGCCGCCAAAGTTGATCCGCATAAGATCCCGCGACATAAACTGAGTCAGACGATCAACCGTGCCTGCGCCGCCAGTATTATCGACAGCCACGTTTGCATACCCGACGCCTTCTTGATCCAGGATCTTCTTCACCTCAGTACAAATCTGATCCGTCCGAGGATTGAGTTTGTCGGCAGCATTCTCATGGATCTGGTAGAACTTCTCAAACTGGAGGCACATCAATCCTTCGGCGCTCTCCCCGAACAGGCAGATGCACAGGCTGGTTTTGTCACCACCCGAGGAGAAGGACAAGTCCAGTCCGGCAACCTTTGTTGGCTCGCCCTTCCATTTGATCTTCTCTGCCATGAAGGCGTTGAAATCTGTGTCCGTGTAAATCGTATCCTCCGCGCCCTGTACCGGGAAGAATCCGCGATAAAAGCGGTAGAACCGGGCTGAGTTTTCCCCGTGCTGATTGCGGAACCTTTCGATCTTCTCGTAAGTCAGCATGTATTTATAGATACATTCCTGCTCCAAGTAGTTCGGGGACTGGAGAACGTCGAAGCGGATGGCTTTCCCGTACTTTGTGTCCCACTCCATCATGGATTCGTCCAGCGCAGCCCAGCCATCGACAGGCTCGCACATCAGACCGAATGAATCCTCCCGGTCCTTTGGATTGCTCATCGCAATCATCTGGAACCACGGATTTGAGATCAGGTTGTCGGATGCTTGGAGGACGGCAGGGGAGAGTTCGCAGAGTTCGTCCGCAATCAGGATCACCCGCTCGTTCTTCAACCCGACGAGCTTCTGGACGGCAGAGGCTTCCTGCTTCTGCTCAGCGGCAACCAGCGTGATTGAGGCGGCGTCGTGTGCCGTTGATCCATCCTGCGGCTGGTAGTGGATCATATTCAAGCTGGGCTTGATCTTCCCGAGCTTCTGGTATTTCTCCGGCAGCTTGTTCCAAAGCTGGATGACGGACTTCCAGATCCGCTTCTTGGCCGCGCCGATGGAGGTTGAGGTGACGAGGACCAGGGTATTCTCCGGGTCCGCAATGAAGTTGACGATGGCGATGATGGCTCCCCCGAACGACTTGGACGACGAGGAACATCCGGCGACTGCAAGGAAGTTGTGTTCGCACGACTCCTCCAGCATCTTCTCCAGCCAGGGATTCCACTCCACAATGCTCCTTCCGTCTGAGTTCCAGAGAAGATCAACGCATTCCCGCAGGTGCTGATATTTCCCTGCGCCCCCATCCTCCGGTTTCAGCCCCCGGATGTACGCCGACAGCTCAATGTCCAGTCGAGAGTACCCGATCTTGCCGTCCCACCATTCCCCATAGAGTTCGTGGTAGATGTTCCCGTTTTCATCTTCTCCCCAAGAGTCGTAGTCAAACTGCGGAGGCTTCGGGGATAGTCCTCCTTTTCTCTGAATGATCGGAACTGGCATGGTGGTTCAAGAAAAAGCGCCAGTCCAAGGGTGTCTTGAACTGGCGCTTCGTGATGTCGGCCACGAAATTAGGAAGCCTGCGTAATAGTAATGGCGTCGAAGACCGAGCAGAAACCGTAAGCGAACCAGCTGG